TTACGCTGCCTTAGTCGTCTGTGAGACAGACTGGACCGCTGCCGCGCCGTTCGTTATCTGCGTCCCCGCCGCGCCTCCGAATGCGTCCTGTACTCCGCTGAGCGCCAATTGCGGGTCGACGCTCCACACCGGTTGCGTCAAATCCTCGCTCCAGCACAGCAGGTTCGCGCTGGGGTCCACAAAGGTGAAGGTATTGAGCCTTCCGTCCGCGCTTCGGAAAAGGCTCTGCAATGCCTGTGCTTCGTCCACCGTAAGGTCCGAGAACTTCAGAGTCCATACGACTCTCGCAAAGCTGGCGTCGGACATCTGGATCACGCTTCCGTCCGCCAGTGCGTTCCTCAGGGTCCGGTAATTCTCCGATCGCTGTAGCGGCAACTGCGCCACGGCTCCGCTTCGCAACTGAGGAAAGAACAGCACCGCTAGCTCCCGTTCTGCTGGATTGCCACCGTCGTTGTGCACCGTCCCGTGGCGTCCATCGACGTTTGTATCGAGTCGGAAACGAAAGAGCAATCCGAATACACCGTGCCGTCCACCGGGTCCGTGAAACTGAAGGATCCGTTCATGCCGCGCTGCGTGCGGAAGAAGAGGAGTGTCGCGTTGAGTTCGGCTTCGTCCAGCAGATCCAAACTGACCGTCCATCTGCGCAGCGGCGCCGGATACCGCGGGAAGCGCTGCTCGGTTCCATCGATGAACTGCACCACGTCCGTCGCAAACTGTGTCTGAGACACGAGCGGATACTGCGCCTCGACGCCGGTTTTCAGGAGAATCGGAAAGCTCGCCATGGCTACTACAGCTCCGACAACACATCGTTGATCGAGTGGTTGCTCAGGATTGCCTGGCGCACTGCGGATGCAATTTCATTGCTCCGCTCGAGAAACGACCGGCTGTCCATGGCGTTCACCTGCACGGTCACGTTGGAGGCTGCCTGCGATGTTGTCGGCGCTGTTGTCTGCGCCCTCGGCAGGCCATTGCCGCCATAGTCGCTCCCGGCGAGTTGACCGCCCGTCATCTGTCCGCCGGTGGCGTCGACATCGAGGGCGGGTGGCATGGTGAAGGTTTCGAGCGGCGCAGGCGTACTGGAGCTGCCAGAACCGAACAGGCTCATGATCCCGCTTATGATCGGCGACAGCAGGGACCCTCCGGACAGGAGACTGTCGGCCACTCCACCGCCGCTCGAGGCCGCCGCGTCCAATACGCTCTGCCCTCCCGCGACGTTCGTCAGCATTCCCTCCACGCTCTGGGCCGTGCTCTCCGCCTGATTCTGTTGAAACGCGGTCAGATTGTTCACGCTGTTCGTCGCGTCCTGCAGCGCCTCAACCAGCGACAGCGTCAGACTCTCCGTCGTCGAACCTCCACTCGCCGTCGGCCCTGGCGCACCGCTGATCGACTGCGTCGCCGCCGTCTGGAACTGCTGCCCGCCGTCCGTTTGGCTGGCCGGATCTCCCATGTTTGTCGCATCCCTGGGAGCTACCGTTAACGGCCGCGTCAGACTCTCCGTCGCCGAGCCTCCACTCGCCGTCCGCCCCGGCGCACCGTTGATCAACTGCGCCGCCGCCGTCTGTAACTGCTGCCCGCCGTCCGTTTGGCTGGCTGTGTCTTTCCCGAGTGTCGGGCCATTCAGCGCCCCGGCCAATGACCGGGTCAGACTCTCCGGCGCCAAACCTCCACTCGCCGTCCGTTCTGGTGCCCCGCTGATCAACTGCGCCGCCGCGGTCTGTAACTGCTGTCCGCCGTCCGTTTGGCTGGCTGGTTCGCTCCCGAGCGTCGCGTCATTCGGCGCCACCGCCAATAACTGTGTCACGCTCTCGGCCGCCGAATCTCCACTCGCAGTATTCCATGGCGCCCCGCTGATCAACTGCGCCGCCTCTAACTGCTGCTCACCGTCTGCCTGGCTGGCCATGTCTCTCCTGATTCGCGCTCTTCACTTCCGCCCGGAATTCGTTGTCCAGTATCAGAATCGCGTCCACCACCCGCGCCGGCAGAGCATGCAGCGGCGCGCCGGGACATCTCTTCCAGACGCTGAATTCATCGAGCAGATACATGCTCTCGGCCGTGATGATGGACTTCGGGCATCGCGTCGCCGCCACCTGCTTCCTGCCCCACACAATGCGTCCATCGCCGGATTCCGCTGCGCACGCCCACGCGCAACGGCGCCTCTTTTCCAGGCCTGCCTTCCTGCACTCGTCGCACCTCCAGGCGGCCTGGTTCGCAAACTGAAAATGGAAGGCGACGATCAGTTTTTTGTTTCTTCCCGGTTCAGGCCGCACTCGGCCCGGATGGAACTCAGAATCTCTCGCACCAGGCTTTCCGGTCCGCGCTCCAGCAGCAGTTCGGGAGTCCCGGCTTCTCCGTCGATCGACAGCCCCGATACTTCCCTCAGCCCCCATCGCAGGTACACGGCGTCGATCTCACTGCCGGTCAGACTCGCTTCGATCTTGTCCTTGAAGTCCCGGCCGGCTTCGAGGTACTCCGTCTTCCGTCCGATCTCGTGTATATGACGTAGTAACTCACTTCGCCGGCCGAAGGACATCCTGTGAATCGAGTAACTCACGCCCGGACACTCTGTCGAGTCCTTCCGCACGATGCTCTCGTAATGGACTATGTCACCCGAATGCAACGAACACCTCGTCATTCACCAGACCCTGCGCCTGGCAGCTTTGAAAACGCCACTGTACCCGGTTCTGGGAATCGTCGAAGCCCGGCACTTCCAGTGCGACACTCTTCATATACACGCCAAAGAGCTGTCCCTGTTGTTCGCCCAATTGAAGCATCACGCTCATCGGTGACCGCTGCCGCGCCGCCTGATACAACTGCTGTGTCTGCTCATCGTCCAGTTCGAACACGCTGAAATCGATCGACACGCTCCTCAGCCCCGGGGCAATCGCGCGCGCCAGATCCGACCCGAATTCCCGGTTTCGCAGATCCAGGCCGTTGCCGAGCGTTATCTGCGCCGACGTCAACGTGAAGAACTGCGTGGGCGCAGCCCCCATCCACACCTGCCCAAGGTACCCCGGCACCACGCTAAACTGTCCCGCCGCAGCGGCCGGCTCAACCGGAAAAGCGCTCAATCCTCCTTGTGTCGCCTCAAAGCTGGCGCTGTCGATCAAATCGGCCGCCACCCCTGAAAACTCGAACTCCTGATAGTCGCCGTTCGCGGTGATTCGAGTCTGATTCACCGCCGCCCCGGCAACTATCCGCTGCACCTCCGTTCCCGGGCTCCAGTAGTCGTAGATCGTCGCGCTCGGCAGCTCGGTAGTCGGAGAGTAGGTCACTGTGGGTCCGGTCGTGGCCCCCGGCCCCACGGCGCTCGAGAATGGTGCATTCAACTGAAGCGTGTACGCATCCACGACACTGGCAACAAAGCGGATCTCGCCGCCGTACGAAACGGCCTGCCCCGGCGCCAGCCCGTGCGCTGCTGTAAAGACGAGCGTCGTGCCGGAGGCCGAAGACAACGGCCCGCCCGCGCATGACAGCGGATTCCCGCCCAGAGCCGCTTGAAACAGTGGACCATGAGCCGGCGGCTGCGTCTGGTCCGCCCACGAACTCAGGTATGTCCGCAAATCGAACTGCGTCGTGCGGCGCAGGCCCGCTGGATCACCTGTGAAGGTGCGCGAGCCCGTCTTGTCTTTTCGCTGGCCTCTTTCCGTCTTCTGTGTGGCGGTCAGACTTACCGGCGGTATGCGGTTTCCGCTGCCCACGCTGGCAGCAACCGCGTAACTCGTCTCGAGTGCGACATAACAGCGGTTTTCGCTGGAAGAAACATACGATGGCATTGCCTGAATACTCCCTCGGACACGGGCCCTGTTCTAGTCCTGGCAGCCCGTACTAATTAGTGGCCGGTCGTCCAATTCGGGGGCAGGCGACGACATTCCGCACCGGAAAGCCACTGAAAGCAATCTGCCGGCAGCGGCGAAATCTCGTTGCCTGTCCCCGAATTGGACGCGCAGTGACTTCCACCACCGGCCGCGAGTGGCCGCGTTTCTAAGCCGAGCGCGTAAGTGAGCGGCTTCCGGATGGCGGCTTTATTCCCGAAACACCCTTATCTGCTTAACGCGACCGTGAAAGTGATCTTGGCGCTTTGGAGGAAATTGCGGCCGCCGTGTTTGACCTGGTTGTAAGTCACGCCGTACCCACCTGAATAGAAAACACCGTCGCCCCAATCGCCGCCGTTCTCGTCCAAGGCCTGCGTCACCGAATCCACGCAACCGTGTAACTGGTCTTCCAATCCGTCCAGCCGGTCCTGGGATACCCGCGCCTCCACGACGATGCCCACTTCGCCCGAAAAGACCCGGAACCTCTCCTGGTGCGAGTTCGTCAACCGCTCGCAGTAAACCTGGAACACTGGATACTTCGGACTGCTGCTCTGCTCCACGATCTCGGCGGAAACGTTCTGCGCTACAATCTGCTGCGGTGTAATCGCGGCTAGCGTTACGCCTGACATCAGCGCTATCTCCTGCGCGGTCGCGGACAGGCCACCGTCGCCGCTCAAGAGAGCTACTGTTTTCTGTACAACCAGTGTGCTCGCCAGCGCCACGGCTACCCCCTTCGAATCACTCGGTTCTGAACTGCGTAAAAGGTCGCGGTCTGGCCATCTCCGGGCGCACGGCCAGCCGTCAGCAAACCCGGTTGCGTCCACGAAGCGGAGACGTCAAGAACCTCGCCGTTTTGCCGCATCAACGACTCAGGACCACTCCCGGCGTAGACATTCCAACCGCGCGCGTTGCCCGGCGGAGCGCTCAACGCTACTTGTGCCTGCATCGCAGCGCTTACATTCACCATCACCACTTCGCTGGCGACACCCTCTTGCCCCGCCGCGTTCACCAGAGCCACCGCGAAGTAGAAAGTGCTGGGGGCCCCGGCGCCTGCCACGGTCGTCACTGCGGGCGCGTGCGCTCGGGGAATAGGATCGGCCGCCAGCCCGATTCCGACGTCCAGACACCTGGCCTTCGCTGTCCGGGCCAGAGTCCCGTACTCTTGCCACTTCCACTGGTATCGGTCATTCGACTGGTGGCCGTACGCGTCCTGATACACCCCACGGAGCGCCTGAAACGCTTGCCATCGCTTCAATTCGGCGGTGACCACGACATCGGCCACCCCCACCGTCCGCCTGCGGCAACTCAGCGCGTCGCCGAACACCGGGGTGACGGCCTTGTTGTCCAGCAGAAACGTCAGGATCTCCGTCCTGATCGCGTCCTGCGCGTTCGCGATCTTCGCCGCCACATCGATGCCTTCAATAGTGGATGTCTCCAGCAGGGAACTGTCGTACAGCGCGAGTTCCTCAATGCGGTTGATCGGGCCGTCGTTGAATAGCGCCATTCTGCGTCCTCAGGAGCCCTTCGCCGGCCTCAGGGCGCTGCGGAGCGACTCGATGTCGCTGTCGGAAAGAAGACGAACCTGCGCCTTCCCCATGAGGTCGCGTCGCTTGGCCGCTTCAATCGCGCGCGCCACTTCCGCTTGATATCCGGCGCACTCCTCCGGCGTAGCCAGTCTCGCCTTGCCTTCCACGATCATCCGCGCCGCCACGCCTTTCGTGACCTCGCTCGTTTGCCCCGGCCGCCCTCCGTCAGGCGTCTCGTTGCTGACCACCACCGCGTGACTGCCCGCAATCTCTTTTTCCAGTTGCCGGACCTTTTGATAGAACATTCGTAAATCCACCGTCGCGCTCCTGATCCAAGAAAAGGGGAGACCGTGCTCGGCCGCCCCTGCCTGTTTACGGGCGGCCAGCCGCCCTCCTCGCCAGTCCGTCGTTTACGAATACACCTGCACGCCGCAGGAGTTCCGCAACACCGCGCATCCGTAGAGGACATCGACGGTGAACTGCTGCGTGAGCGTATTCGGCTGGTAACTCATCACCACGCGAATGCCGAAGTTGCCCATCTCCGCATACTCGGCCACGGCGCCCGTTCCCGGAAGAGGCTTGGGCAGTCGCCGCACCACCAGACCGATCGCGTCTTTGGTGAACGCCAGGTTGTCGGTGACCACCGGGCTGCTGCCGCTCGTCGGAACGAATTGCGAACGAAGAATGTAGAAGTCCTTCATCTTGCCGACCGCGCCATCGATCAGCGCGCGTAATCCCGCCTCGCCCGCCGTATTGAACTCGCTGAACCGCGGAATCTGCCGCAGCGCCGAATAGGCGTTCGAGCTCACCACCAGATACTTCGTCGCGCTGGCCGGCACCTTCGCCTGGAACAACGCGGATTCCGCCGCGTCCACTGCATCTTCCGTCAGAGTTCCACCGGCGGTGCCGGCGGCTGCGTTCGCGGTGAATTGCGGCGCCAGATTCAGCAGGTCCGTCTCGATCCGCTCCGCCAGCGCGATCACCGCCGGCTGCATGTACAACTGAACCAGGTCGGGTACGGCGAGCACTTTTGTGACGTCCGGGATCTGGAACGTGGCCTCGGCGTGTGTGTTCAGAATGATCTGCGCGTTGCCCAGATTCGGGTTCTGCGGTTGAACCGTGCCGCCCTCGGCAAGGTTGTTGGCCACCAGTGACGTTGGAATCGGAACGTTGATTGTGTCGCCGGACTGAGCCAGGGCCGGCTCGTAGTCCCGGTTGACCAGATTGCCCATCACCAGGTTACCCATCAGTGCGGGCAGCGCGTCCACTGCAACCAGCTTTACAATTGCGCTTGCAATGTTGGCGGACGTAATTGTTGTCGTGCTTACTGGCATTCTTTTTTCTCTCTTTCCTCATCGGACTCAATCGAGCCCGTTTATAACCCCTTGAGGGTCTGCGAAGCGAGACGCGCTATTTCCTGCCGTGCCCGCTCTAACTCCTCCGGGTTCATCCCCGGACGGATTCTCTCCAAATCGATTGCGCCGCCACCCACCGCCGGCGAGCGCGGCATCGTCTCCATTCCGGATCCGCCGGAGATCCGGGCCGGCAGCAGCTCCGGATTGTCGTTCACGAACTGCGATAGATAGTCGTGAAGCGGCACCTCTCCCTCGCCGCTGCGCGCCACAATGCGGCCATCGGCCGTTCGTTGGACGTCGTCCTTTACGGCCCGGAACGCCAGGTCCACCTTGCTCACGCCGAGCCGCTGCAGCTCCGCGCGCAAAATCGAGTCTCTTTCCGCCCGTTCCGCCGCGGCGCGGCTTCGCTCGTTCTCGGTGGCCAGCTCATTGACTCGTTTCTCCAGTTGCTCGCGTCGCTTGCGCTCCTCCACCAGCTCGGTTTTGTACGCTGGCTCCGTGCGCGTCTGCTCGGCTCGTATGAACTCCTCGATTGCGCCCCTGATGATGCCGCGCAGGTCGTCCTTTGGCTCCAGCCCCGCGCCTTCGTCCTTCGGTTCTGCCTCGTTCATCCGTTCTCCTTAAGAGCGCGAAGGGCCCGGCGGCGGGCCTCCATACGGAGGGAAACTCCGAATCACCCGACGCCGAGGCTCCGTTCTACGCGATGCCCTCAATAGTGAGGCGGGCTCCCGCCCTGCCCTTCTTCGATCTCTCGTGCAATCTGGTCCTTGATGTCCTGGCGGCTGTCACAGAGGTACTTCAGCGCCAGGCGCTTGAAGACTTGCCTCTTTAGCGTCGGCGAATTGATCCCCAGCGCCAGCAGTTCTCGCGCGTCGGTGAGTTCCGCGCTGAAGTCGCCAATGTCGAACTCGTCCATCCCCGAAACGTCGATGAACAGTTCGTCCTTGCGCGCCGCGTCTACCGCTGCCAGCACGCGTTTCATCGTCTCTTTTACGGCGTCGCCATAGGCCCGCAACACTTCCTGAGTGATCGCGAAGTCCCGTTGCTTGCTGAGGCCGGACTGCGCACTGGCCCCGCCCAGATCTCCGCCCGCCTGCGACGTGTAGCACACTCGGTAGATTTCCTGCTGCAACCGCGCCAGATTGTCCGCGGCGATTTGAAAAACGTGCCCCTGCGGCTCGGTCCAGCCGAACTTGTCGTCTTTCCCGAGCTGTAAGTAATAAGATTCTCCGAGTAACTGGTTCCAATCGCGCTCCGAGTAAATCACCGGCATTGAGAACAGCCCCATGGTCAGGGCCCACGAAAGCGCGTTGGATTTGTTGAAGTGCTCCAGTTGCAGAAGCGCCGCTTTGTTCATCAGCCACAGGCCTTCGGGCACCACGAGGTCCGTCAGCGGGACCCGCCGCAACTTCGCCAGACCGTGCACGCCGGCGTCAATCAATTCGGCCTGTTTCCCCGCATCGTCGGACCAGGACCACGCGGGAAACGTTGGCGCCGGGCGCCGCTCGCTGTAGATCCGATAGGTTTCCTTGTCGTAGTAGGCCCATCGCGTCTCGTACATCCACGCCGGGTCTTCCGCGCTTTGTTTCCTCAAACCGCCGGTGCGAAGCACCACCCAGTCGTAGTTCCCGTGCTCGTCGTAACTCCAGTTGATCAACTCCTCCGGCGTGTAGTGCAGCAGATACGCCCGTGAGACCCCGGCGGCGTCCTCTTCCGCTCTGGTTCCCACGCTTCTTACCGCCTTCGGGAAGTCGATCAGTATGTGACTTCGGCCGAAGACCAGCGCCTCGATGAAACGGCTTCGGAAGAACTCGGCGAAGTTCGTTCCCTTCAGGTCACAGTCCCCGATAAAGCTGCCGAAAAACTTTCTGGCTGCCTCGTTTTTTCCCTCGAACGTCAGTACCGGCTCCCGCCGAAAGAGCGTCGCGGTGTACCAGTCGATGATCGATCCTGCGTAATTCTCGTAGAACACCCGGCTCAGCCGTTCTGCATAGACGTCGTTTGGCTCCTTGTTCCTTCGGATCAGGTACTCCCCGGCGTTCGCTTTCACCTGCTCCCCGCCCGCGTAGAGGTCGCGATGCATTCGCCACATCGGCTTTCTGACCCGGTACTCCGGATGTTCGCGTACGATCTCAAGAATGCCCTTGTCCATGGCCGTGTTCTTTTCCCGCGCCGCTACAACAACCGTCGTCTCTGTTCCCCGAACGGTGGCTGATCCCTGCATTCCTGCCAGGCCAGATAGCCCAGCGCGTCCGAAAGGTGCGTCCGCTTCGAGTCCCGGTCCTTGTCGATTACCGAGCTGTCCGGCTTGAATGCGACCTCTTCAAAATCCTGAATCAGCTCCCGGCAACGCGGATGGACAAACAGTCGCGATACCCCGTCGGCCGCCTTGAGCTGCGCGTTCATGAGCGCCACCCGATCTCGCACGCTGGGGTTGCTCAGCGGAACCTTGAACTGCGCGTTTCGGTAACCCTGCCTTCGGAAGAAATCTCTCACCATCGCGTAGTCGCTCATTCCGGTTGTCTGCATCGACTTTCCCGACGCGTCGCCGAAAACCACCACCCCGGCCGCCTGATACGGGTATCTCGACTGAAACTCCTCGCAAGCCTCCATCGTGCTCGCGCGCGCCAAAACGATTTCGTCAATCACCGACACAATCTCGTCTCTTTTCTGCACGATCACCGAACTCATTGGATCGACGTTGAAGTCGAGCGACCAGAGTAGCGGAATCACCGGGTCCATCTCCATCGCGCGAACGTTCACGTTGCGATCGAACGCTTGATAGACCAGCCTTGAGTTCAGGCTTAGATACGACCCCAGCGCCTCCTGCTCGTAAAACCGCGCGTCATAGCTTCGCTTCAACCGCTCATAGAAATCCGGAACCTTGTCCAACAGGTACCGGTTCTCGAACGGCGTGGCCATGATTGCCTGGTAACCTTCCACCGGCTCTTTGATGAACCGGCGAAATACCCAGTCGTAACCCTTGGGCGTCCATACTGCAAACCCACAAAGCTGCCCGGCCGAAGGATCCCTCAGGCGGCCCTCCAACCGTAACCAGGCCTCTTCCGCCGTGTAAGTCAGCTCGTCGACGCCAAACCACGCCAGATTGGTCCCTCTCAGCCGCTCGAATTCGTCCAGCGACCGAAACAGCACCCTCGAACCCGTGTCCTTCATCGTCAGCAGGTTCTCGGCCTTGTTGTACTCGTACGGAATCCGGTTGGCATGGAGAATGTCTCCATAACTTGCCAGCGTGGCATCCCGCAACATCGGATAAGTAGGCGCCCCCACCAGCCCCAGTCTGCCTGGGTTCAGATAGGTAAACCGGATTGCTTCGTGACACAGCGCCTGGCTCTTTCCCGACCCGATCGGACCCGAGAACCCCTTGAATCGCGCCGTCGAGTCGTGAAACTGTTTCTGCGACGGCAGCGGGCTGTATACTATGTCGCGGACTCGGACGTCACCCCGGGTTCCACCCAT